TTCTTAATCTCCTCAGATCTACGGTTGACTTCACGATGAACTGACTCTACCTTCTCGAAGAGTACAGCATCTATCCTATCCTGTTTATCTAATTTTTCATTATGAACAGCAAGTAACTCCCCCATTTTAGTGGAGTTGTCAGATAGTTTATCAACTACCTTCTCTAGTCTCTCTAGTATAGCAGAATTTACATCCATCTTTTTCTAGATCCATTACCACCATACAAATATCTCTTCAATGGTTTCTTGTCTTTCTTCTTTTTACCCAGACCCTTATCATAACCAGCAGTTGGTCCCTTTGCAGGAGAACTGGAGCCAAAACCTCCACTCTGACCTACTGCATTAGCAGCCATCTCTTCTCTTATTATTTTTATGATTCGAGATAACCGACGATCCATTAGATGTCTTGTAATTTTTCTAGACAATAATCATCATCAACAATATTATTTAGTTCTGTGGAAGGGTATTCAGGTATCCTACCAAGATAAGAAAGGAAACTCTTAGTACATGACCACAGTTCTTTATCTAACTTAAAAAATAATAAAGGTACTCCAGCATCACCAAAAACATTAAAAAGGACTATGAAATGATTAAGAATTAGATGAGTTCTCAACTCTCCACTATTCTTGTATCGTTTCAATAGCCTTTTTATGTATTTTATCCTTTTAAGATCATCATAAAAGTCATCCTCGGTCACTGCCTGAGGATTATCATAATTTTTTATAGCGAAAAGGAGATAGTTACTATCATTCAGTTCATCAAATCTCATAACAAATAGAATTCAATGGGATTTATTCGTCAGTTGGATATGCGATGCCATTTGCACCAGTTGTGATACCAGACATAGCAACTAGAGTTTCAGATTTAACTCTTAAGTTTCCATGCATGTCCATATAAGTCTGAACACCGACCCATCCTTCATGTGCTATGTGATAAGACCCAGAAGTCGTTGTCGATATACCATATACAAGTGAATCATACTCGGTACGATCTTCCTGATACACACTATCTAGTACTGAGTACTTAGGAAGTTCACTAATATAATAACTAGTGGTTGCGATACTTGCTGCAGATAACCCTGCTGTAGTATCTATTGTTAAAATTCTGTCGCTGGTTATACCAGTGATAACTGCGTCACCGTAATAGGTTCCAACTCCTCCTCGTGCTCCGACTCGGAGAACCTGTCCGACGACTACATCGGATGTGAAGGTAGTACCAGTACCTGTAACGGTTGTACCGTCAACTGCTACTGTACCAAAAGTAGCAATGTTATCATTATTGCCCCAAAGAGCCATGTGTCTACACCCGAACTACAATTTGCATAGAATTATTTATAAAACTAAGTAATCCCCAGTCTCATAGACTTGCGGATCTTAGCTACTAATGCATCATCCACATCATTATCTGTGGTTTTTGCATACTCTTCCATCATCTGAACAGCGAACTCTTTCATCTGTTTCTTAAACACTTTCCTCACTAGCATCAGAAGAATGGGTTTTATCATTAAGAATAGAATGGTCATAATCTTCCTCCATGTGACATGCTAGGTAATGTTGACGGACAAGGTACTCATGATACTTTGTTTCCGTATGAACTTGCTTCAGTTGAGTCAGGGTTGTCCTTAAGGTATTGAACATAGTTGAAACCCGATCCTGGTGGATAAATGTATTTACCATTTTCATCAAAGTTAGGTAGTTTAGACCTTGACTCTGCTGATGGATAGTAAGCTTTCAAACCTTTCTCTCTCATCTCTCTACCCTTTCTCTTTCTCATTTCATTACCAGATTCTCCTGGAGGATCAGGCCAAGAAGATCCTAAGATCTCCTTGATCATCTCTCTAGTGTATCCGTTAGGATGCATAGAACTTTACAGCAGCATCATAGTAGTCACCAATGTTATGATCGGCAACACCATCAAACCTAGTATCATTTTCATCCTTCAGTTTAATTGCTGGATGAGTATGTACATAGCCAACGAGCCAAGGAGGAGTCCCTGCAACAATGTCATCACCATGCACAAACCGAAGATGTTCAAGATCCTTTAACCTCCTACGAAGTCTACGACCACCTGGTCTAGGTGAACCAGCAGTTACTAATGCAACATTCTTATTACCAGACTCCCATAGAAGATCAGCAATCAATGTTGCTGTTGCTCCACCAAGAGAATGTCCTGCAATAACTAATTTTCTTTCTGGATTTAATCCTTCATATGCAACCACCAACTGTGCTAGTGTCCTGTTACAATTATTCTTAAATCCTCTGTGACAATCATCTCGTTTGATCAAGAACTTCAAATTAGTTATCCAGTCAGTCTTCTCTTTAGTTCCTTCAACTGCAAGAATAGTATGTCCTGCAATCTTTCTACTGACTAGAAAATCCTCATCATGAGGATATACATCCCTACAGCACCGCAGTGCTTCAAGGATTACCTCTTTAGATAAACCCATCTTTTAATTACAACTGTATTATATATCAGCTATATACCTTTCTTCCTTTTACAATCCTGCCAGATCCTTTCTTATCGTAAAACTTGACACCATGCTTCTTACGGTCTACATAGGCAGCATCTTTCTTTTTACGATCTTCTATCTGTTTCTTCTGGCGATCTTTGGCTGCTTTTACATCTGCCATAAATTGCTGGAACGAAGATTCTTTTTGAATATCTTTTACTTCTTTGTCTATTAATAGTTTTTCTAATTTCTTTTTCTTTGCTACAGCAGAAGGCTTATGTCTTCTGGAAACTTCTTCTTTATTAAAGTCTTTCCATGCAGTAGCATATGCTATGGACTCTTCATCCTTAGATAATTTACCGTCTTTTTTATAAGACTTTTTAATATGCTTAACCATCCGTTCGTGCTTCTTAGATGGTGGTGCTACTTCATTAAGATCCAAGACCCCTACCTCTCTTATAATTAGATTCTCCACCATACCTTGCTACTGTATTAGTGTAGTCTTGAGTGGATTTGAATCCTGCTTTCTTCGCTTTATCAGCGTAGTCCTTCTTTGATTGTTGTTTTGCTAAGTATTTACCAGTTCCAGCAGTAGACTTTACACCTTTAGTCTTCTTTTGCTGACCTTCTGGTCTACCAGTCTCCTTACGGATACTAGCTCTAACTGCTCTCATGACAGGACTAGAAGTTCCACCTTTTTTAACTGGTGTTCCTGGTCTCTTATTTAAAGAACCAGTTGCTTTACCAGTTTCTTTACCATAACGATTTAACTCATCAACAGATTCTACTTCCTCATTTTTGAGTTTTTTTTTCTGCCACGAATCAAGTGCGTCTACTGGACGGCCACCCTTTGCAAGTACTTCTTTCTTATGTGCTTGGAATTTCTTAGCACTAGCTGATGCTGCATCACGCTTTGCCTTTGCCTTTGCTGCTTGTTGTGCAACATTATCCTTAGATATACGATCAATTCTTTCTGCAGGAGTCTCTTCTGCTAACTTAGCAATCTCTTCTTCAATAGTTGGATTGATCTTAATAGTATTCTTTACTTTCTTCTCTTTAATTGTTGTTTCTTTTTCGTCAGAGGTCGTTGCGTCTCCTGACTTATACAACTTTTTTTCGGTTACTTCCTCCCTTTTCTGTCGATCAGCAACAATAGCCTCAGCAATCTCCCTGCGTAATTTCTCAGCAGGAGTTTCTTCTACAACCTCTTCCTCAATTTCGGAATAGGTAAAGACTTCTTTCATGCTGTTAAGCATGATTGCCTTAGCGGTTTCATCAATGTTACTCATCGAAGCTAATCCAAACTACGCTTTCTTCTTAGAGTTATTTATAAATGACTTAACCTTCTCTAGTGGTGTAAGAGCCTGTACATACTCACGATACGAATCTGTACCCACTCCTCTTCTCTGTGCAGGGACACCTGATATAGGTATACGAGATACATATTCACTCAAATCTTTTATCCAAGATTTAAACATCAATCCCTCGTTAGTCACTGCTATGACATAATTTGCACCCCTACGAACTATTCTACCAACCAATCCATGATTCAAATTCTCTACCAGAGCTCCGATATCAAACAACCCATTCTCAAGATATATTTCTCTTAATGTATTTGGTGCAAGTTTAGGAGCAATCTGCCACATTTCTACACCTTCAGTCTTAGCAGCAGTACCCATAGATTTCTGTACTGTATTAAATAATTCTCTTGCAACTACACCTTTTGCTGCTTTTGGTAATCCTTTTTTAAATGCTTCAAAATCTCCATCTGCTGCTAAAGCTCTGAGCTTGGAAGCAGACATACCCTCGACACCTTCAGCATCGGGATCCCTTTCTCCTGCCGAAATAACATTAATTGCGTCAAAATTATAGAGTTGCCCGTTGTATTTGTTGGCGATCCCTTCAAACTCTTTCTGTCTGTCAGCACCCACAACGATATTAATGCTGGAGTACCCTTGTGTGTCTGCATGAGCCAGTGCATCAAATATAGTACGAATTGCAGGATCATAAACAATATTATTGCTATGATCAGGGAATAATTTTTTCATGAAAAGAACCTTATCCTCTGTATCGAGTGGATTCTTTTGTGGATCAACTGAATGTGATGGATAGATTGTATACTCTCCACCCTCTGCTGTATCTGAAATCTTACTAAGAAGTTTTTCGTGACCAGCAGTAGGTGGATTAAATCTACCAAAACCAATGGTTAAAGTACCACGGGTTTTTTCAACTGGTTCTTCTTCTGCTGGTTCTTCTGCAGGTAATTGTTCTTGTGGTACAGGAGGAGGTCCAGTTTCAGGAACAGCACCACGAGCAGCCATACCTGGCTTAGTTGGATCTGTTTCTTGTGCTGGTTTGCGTCCACTATTAAAAACTAATTCACCCTCAATAGTACGACCCACAATTCTTCCATTAGGATCTAACCAAGCACCATGACCATCACCAGTCAAACCAAGCTTTGCTGCTTGCTTCGCTGCGTTAGTTTGAGCTTCAGTTATGAATTGAGCAAAATTCTTCATACTATTCAGCAAACACTCTTCTAGTATCCTCTGCAATCTTATTTATATTGAATGATATAGTCATACGAAGATCTCTGGTATTATTCTTTTTAACAAAGTGCTTAAGGTGTGATGGAAATATCACCAAGTCACCCTCTACAACATCGAGTTGACCATTCTCTTTTAAATGTATATTCTTTTTCTCATCCATAAAACTATCATCAAACATGAAAGCATAGATATCATCTTGAGGATTTTGAAATACCGTAGGACTATGAACCTTAGGATTAAAACAAATATAATGTACAGCAGAAAAAAATCCTGGTAAATGAGAATGAGGTTCTTGGAAATGAGATTCTTCATATGCATTCAACCAAATCTCATCAATATATGGTCTATGCTTTAGACCAATATCCTCCTTAAATTGTTTTAAAATTGAATTATAATTCTCTTTTAAATCTCTAGGAAAGGCATTATCATATTCAGTTCTGACTTCACAGTTCCATCCAGTAGGAGTACCATTAGTAGAATGATCCTTATATGAATTATATCTATCAAGCATATATGCTTTTAGATCTGTAACATCTAGATTGTATTTGTAAATTCTGGTCGGAAAGAGATCATAATGTGCCATAGAATCTTTTGATGTTAGCAAACTGTCCATCACCAGTCAATAATTTTTTAAGACCAGTAGCAATATAAGCTTGGAATTGAGGTTGGTGTTTGAAAGAACCTTTATATCTTAATTCTAAATCTAATAATTCTATTGTATCAGCTTTTAACTTAAAATACAACTTCGCTGCTTTTGATGCTGCTGTTTTCTTAGCATCAATCTCAATAGTCTTTTTAGCTTTCCTCATAGCAGCAAGTGCCAAAGCAATACTATCCATACCAATAGTAGTTCCTTTACTCTCAGTAATACTCATACCACTCTTATTAACTTTACACTCACCAATACCAGTACATAATACAAAATCAAAATCATTGTCAGTGAGTTCACTAAGTTGATTCATCAATTCTTTTTTCAATACCAAGTTAATTAAAGTGTTAGCAAATAAATCTTGCTCACTTTTAATAACTGCTAAGAATTGTTTGTATAAAGTATTTGGTTGATTACCAACCTTACCAAGTTTAGCATTAACAAAATCTCTCATAGCATTTGCATCTGTAGTAGATATCTCACTAGTATTCAACAGTGCAGGATCATCAAGGTTACCAACATCCTTAAGATTAATAAGATCTACATTAACAACCTTTCCATTTTTCCTTACAGGAATCTTAGTTGTCCACAATTTTTCATTAGTAGCATTTCTAGGATTAGTTCCATCTGGCAATTCAGCTAGTCCTGCCAATGGTCCACTAGTCATAGCATCCTTTATAACACCAGCAAAAAAGTTTTGTCTTGCTGTCTGCAAATCAGTTTTAATCTTATTAAACTTTTGACTACTACCATTCATTATGGTATCAAATGCTTTATTAATTATTGTTGGATCGGGTGCAGTTGGTTTTGGTTTTTTCTTTAGAGATACACCAAGATATACTGGTCGGTTACCATTTTTATATTCTACAATAACATCAGATGAATTATAATCTGCCATTCCAAATGCTTCAAACTTAAACTTACTAACTTTCTCTGGCCATTTCTTTCCAGTAAGATATGCTTTTACTGGTTCTCCTTGAGTTTTAAATGTAGATTGCTGCTTCATAAAATTCTTAACAGCTTTAGCAGCAGACACTCCTACAATAGCATCAGTATAAAATTTTGCTTTATCAACTTCATCATGCAATGTAATCAACCTCTTAAAGGTAGCCTTATCATTACCAGCACCTTCGCACCTATCATCATAAGCATCGTTAAGAGTATTGATAAATTTTCTTAGTGTGGTTTCATTAGTTGTAGCACCACTCAACTCACTATCCTTACATAATACAGCACCAGCAAAGAATCCTTCAGATGGTTCAGCCATAAAAAAAGAGGGATCGTTGTCCCTCTTATTTAGATTTAAAGGTCATCTATACGACGATTTTCTGAGAAGTACGAACTGAAATGTCCTTCTGGATATCTAGCAGAAAGTTTTTCTATATTCTTAGCAAGTACATCATCAAGAGATAGATCTAATGCAATACATGCTTGTGCAACATACCATAGTACATCACCAAGTTCTATTGCTAAGTGCCTTCTATTTGCATCATCATATGCTTTACCTTGGAATGCAATCTTCTTAACGATCTCTAAGAACTCACCACTCTCAGCAGAAAGACCAACAGCAGCAGTCAATAGACGCTCTAGTTTACATCCCTGTGCTTGAAGTTCTGCGGTACGAGCAATAAATGCTGACCCATTCTTAGAAGCATCACTGGTAACAGCATCAGCAAATTTAACATACTCTGACCACTTAGGATTGTCTGATCTTGTTTTTGTTGTAGTATCAGGAGTAATAACAACCTTTGGTTCTTGCTTATTGTATGGTCTAGGAGGAGTTGGTGCTGCTACTGGTGGTGTAGGATTTGTAGGATTAGCAATACTACCCAATTGAGGACCAGTAGGATCTACAGGATCATCTTTCCATCCTTGTACTTCTGGATCATTTGGTTCTGCCTCCCAAAATTCTTTTGGTCTTGGTCTTCTAGGAGGGGTTGCTACTGGTTTTGTCTGAGGATTAGTAAAATCGTTGTCAGAAATAGCATCAGAAAAAGTTGGCATGACTATACAGGTCTTGTGTATTCAGGATTATAATTATGTAGCGTCATTAGTCTAAAGAAATCCCAAGACGCTTTAACAATTTCAAGATCTCCATCACGAAAATCCAGATCCTCTGGTAGTATACCATAGAAAGCTGTGAAAGTCAATCTATCGGATGTACCAAACCAATCAGGTTCAATGACAGGGTTATGTAAATTGTAAGTAGAATAAGCAGCAAGGCTATTATAAGGCATAGTCACTGCATCTTCATATTTAAATTCTTCATAGTCTCTCATTTGAAACCATGAAGTAGCACTGACATTCTCATGTCTGTTTTGAAAATTATTTAAAGCATTCAACTCATCCATATTAAAATCTAACAGATTTTTCTTATTCATCCATGACCAGAATCCAGTCTTAACAGCACCATGATTTGTTAGATTAATATTCAATGCAATATTCTGAGTCTCTTGTGCTGGTTGAGAAGGATGAGAATCAGTATGAGGATAGCAACAAAGACCTCCACTCTGATCTAATGTCATCTTTCCACCAGTAGCAGATAGATAAACATCAAAGAGTCTAGGTCTAGGAACACCAAATATTTTACCAACTGGTTTAGATAACCTATAACAAAATTGATGAGAAAGTAATCCAGATATTTCATGGGTCAATCCAGGACGGATGATCTCATCACCAGTCATGTTACGAGTTTCCCAAAAGGGTAATGTATTAACAAACTCCACAACCTTATCAGGATATTTAAAAACATCCTTAGCAATTAATACAGGAATATCTGCATCATCACCTAAGTAATGATATTCAAATTCAAGATTGTTTATTTCACCAACCTGTTCCCATATTTTATCTGCAGAATTAATCATTGAACTTCAACTTAGCAAACTTATCTGAAGTAGATTCCTCCTCTTTAAGTGGGAATTCTTCTTGATTACTATCTACTAACTCCCCATCCCTATCTTGCTCACAATCAAACAATCTCATCTTAGAACGATCAATACCAACAAGGAATCTTTTATTCAAAGTAGGATCATTGTATCTATTCTTCAACTGCTTAACCATTATCTGATTAACTATTTCCAACTCCTCAGTAGATATGAGAGCGAACATAAGGTCAGCAGTAGCAGGGAGTCCAAAGGATTCTGAAGTGTCAGTAATGTCAACATCGCTAGAACCGAAACCAGCACGAGTAGTTTGAGTAGCACTAACAATCGGTACATTTGTCTCGACTGCCAATCCCCTAAGTTCTTCAGCAATTGCCTTAATGTAGGAATACGAATTAACACCAATGGTTCCTCTGTATCTGGATGAAGCACATATGTTTAAGTAATCAACGAATATTATATCAGGTCTGAATGACTTCTTCAATGCTAACTCATTAAGTAATGCTTTGAAATGTCCTGAATGAGCAGAAGCAGTAGGATATTCTTTTATAATTAATGTCCCTTGAGTCTTCTCGGATAACTTAGTTACTTTATTCTCAAACAAAACACGAGGAAGATCTGTAATATCTTTAATATTAATATCTAATAGATTAGCATCAATTCTTTCTGCTATCTTCTCCTCTGCCATCTCCAGAGTGATGTACAATACATTTTTACCTTGGAGTAAAGCACTCGAAGCAACATGGCACATGAACAAAGACTTCCCCACACCAGTGCCAGCAAGAGCGACATTAAGAGTCTTGTTTGGCAAACCACCTTTTGTAATCCTGTTAAAGAATTCGAGGTCGAATGGTATTTTGTCTTCCTTCCTGTGATATGCTTCAAATCTCTGTTCATAATCCTCCAGATAATCGTGTCCTATATGGTTATCAAAAGAAACCGCAAGAGCATCAGATAATATACTAGGGATAGCATCTCTACCTTTCTTCTCATCCTTACCATCAGCAATGGAAATTGATTCCATAAGTGCCAGATAGATGGCACGATCCCTACACCATATCTCTGTAGTATCTAACAACCATTGATTATGTGTTGCACTCTCACTAAGAATATCTACTAGTTGAGAAAGATCTTTGTATTCCTGTTCAGAAAGATCCTCTCTCTTTTGAATCTCAATAGAAAGTATCTCTGTTGTTAAACACTTATCATACTCTTGAGCGAAATATGCAATCTCCTCAAAAATAACCTTTTCAATACGCTCCTGAAAATACTCCTTATCAATAAAAGGAAGTACTTTCCTTAGGAATTCCTCATCATGGATGAGGTTCCTTAGGATAGTCAGTTCTATACGATCTTTCATTAGGAGCCATAACTAAATTCTTGCTTGGCGATCTCGTCAAGCTTCTCCATTATATCATCAGTGAAGTACTTGTCAGGATTTTTATAGATTTCTTTAGCATATACTTTCTTACCATTGATCTCATAACGACCAGCAACATTCTTCCACAGTCCTCCAAGTTCTCCTAACTCTAGAAGTCCGTAGTACTTATCTAACCCACGCTCATCATAGAATAAGCGAATGGTTACTTCTTTATTTTCTTTAGAGAATCTGCTTTTAGCTGTCTTAGCTTTGATAAGGTTTCCAACAACCTCGCCCGAATCCTTTTCCTTTTTCTTTGAGAGATAAATGATTGTAGACGAGGCATATTTGAGGCCAGACCCTCCTCCCATTTCTTTAGTTGGGACATAACTGCCGATAACATCGTATGTGTGATTAGTAACTATAAGTGGAATGTTTGCTTGACCAAGTTTCAATGTGAGCATTCTAAATGCTCCTTTAACAAGTTGAGATTTGGTCATATCTCTTACTTGTTTATCGTTCAACGCATCAGTTATTTCCTTTTCCGTTGAAAGCATCCCTAAAGAGTCTAACACAAACATACAAGGTTTGCGAGCCTCTTCTGACATCTGTAGATATTTATCCACAGCCTTCAATGCTTTACCTCTAAACTCTTCTATAGTTACTACATTAATAACAACCAAACGACTAGTATCAATACCACGATCCTCTAATAAG